AGCCTTCCACCCACACCGCGTAGTACGGGCCACCGTCCGAGACCGAGTTGGACGCGGGCTTCTTCGAGCCGTTGGCCCAAGCGATGGTGTCGCTCGCGTCCAGGTAGGAGTGCGTGTGCGAGCTCGGAGGGAACGTGGTCGGCTTCGAGGTGATCGAGGACCAGGAGTGGGAGTGCGTCGAGGGCGGGAACGTCGTCGGCTCGTTGACGATCTGCGACCAGTCGTGCGTGTGCGAGCTGGGGGTGAAGGTCGTCGGCTTGCCAGTGACCGAGGCCCAGTCGTGCGAGTGTGCGTCCGGAGGGAAGGTCGAGGGCTTGTTGCTCAGACTGGCCCAGTCGACAGACTGCGTCAGGTTCGTCCAGGCGGTGCCGTTCCAGAACTCCCAGACGGTGGTGTCGGTGTTGAAGCCGAGGCGTCCCACGCGGGGCGTGGTGGGCCGCAGGGCAGTGCTCCAGGTACCCACGCGCGTGGAGACGAAGCGGCGCTGGTCGGCAATGTTCGCAGCCACGATCGAGGTGACGCTCGCGCCGACCGTGATGTTCGCCAGGCACGACTCGTAGATGCCGGTGTCCGTCTGGGTCAGCGACGGGATGCCACCGCCAGCCGTGCCCTTGACGACGGCCAGCACGATGCTGTTCGCCGCAGGGTCGAGGCGCAGGACCACGCGGTCCGTACGGGCAGCCGTGTCGGCAGCCGCGATGGTGACCGTCGCGACCGCGTCGTTGCTGTAGAAGTGGCCGCGCACGATGGCAGATCCGATGGCGACGTTGAGGACCATGCCGGTACCGGCAGTCACCTTCAAGGACGTGCTGTCCGAGGAGCCGACTACGCCAGTGTCCTGGAGCTCGCGGAAGTAGGAGCTGTACTGGGACTCGCTGACGGTCTGGGCATCGAACGGGTAGGAGGTCTGGGCCACTTGGGGGGTCCTTCCTGTAGGCATGGAAGAAGCCCCCGGCCAGGAGGCTCAGGGGCTCGCGGGTGGGTGGAAGTCAGAGCACGAAGGTGCAGGAGACGCGGACCGTCTCGCCCGCGCTGAACGGGTAGCCGTTCGTGGTGCGGAGGGTCACCGCTCCTGTCGACGCGAAGTCGCACTCGCCGTCTGCGTAGCCGGTCGAGTAGATGCCGGTCATGGTCCGGCGCGGACGGTACCCATCCGGGACCGTGGCGATCGTGTGGTCGCCGACGTGCGGAGGGTTGTCCGAGGTCGTGTACGGCGTGACGATCGCGAGGTCGAAGCCGACCGTGCAGACGCCGTTGATCTTGGTGGCCAAGAAGTTGTTGACCGAGTACCCCGAAGACGCCGTCAGTCCTGACGTGATCGACTCCGGGGTGGGCGCGGGGGCAACAGGTGGGGGGTAGAGACTTGCGCCCATGTGGGGGGAGGGCTCCTTCGGGATGGGTTACGGGACGGGGTAGGCCCCGATGTCCTCGATGTGTAGCGACGTCGTGTTGCCGCCGTTCGTGAGGATGCGGACGGAGCCGTAGGTGGCTGCCGCCTTGGTGGCCCTCAGCGTGATCGCGATGGCGACGTCACCCGCTGCGGCACCACCAAGGAACCAGTCGTGGTTGCAGCCAGAGCCGAACATCGAGTCGTCATCGAACACCGAGGCGTAGAAGGCTCCAAGGTCCGAGCTGGCTGTGGTGGCGTCGGTGCCGTAGGCCCAACGCGCGCGGATCGTGGCGCTGTTCTTGGCACCGTGGTCGGCAGTGGTGGCGGTGTCGCCGACCCCGTCAGCGTCCACGCCCGCGAGGTTGATGGTGACCCGGTACAGGCGACCGGCTTCGGCGGTGAAGGTGCCGAGGTAGGCGCGGGTCTCGGTGTCACCGACGTAGGCCGTCGAGCCGAGGGACGAGTAGAAGCGGGTGCCGCGAGGCAGGTTGGGGTTGGTTGGGGGCGGGTAGATCCCAGCTCCCATGTTGATCTCCCTTCTGTCACAAGGGGATGGGTGGTTACTTCTCTGCCGGGTATCGCATCGTGGAGAGGTCCACCCAGGCGTTGCTGATCGTGCCGATGCCGGGCGTGCCGACCGTGATGTAGCCACCCTCAGAGAAGGCGTCAACGCGCATCATCGCGCCGTTGTTCGGCAGGTAGAAGATGTGGTTGGCGAAGGGCCGGTAGCCCACCGGCATGGTGCAGATGTCGTAGGTGGCGGTCGCGACGCCACCCTTGATCAGGCCCTTGAACTCGACCATGCGGCCAGCGCCCATCCGGTAGGCACCGCCTCGGAAGTTCGAGGAACCGTCGAGGACGCCAGCCGGTTCTGGGTAGGCACCCTCGGACGCAGCCGTGTAGGAGGTCCAGTTGTTCTTGTAGGCCAGCGGCCTCCAGTGGTCGAGCTGTTCGCCCGTGCCGAGCTTCAGTGACGGCGCAGTGCCGTCGTTGTTGATGGTCGCGATCATGACGTAGTCGTCGCTCAACGGCGCGAAGGATGTGCTCGTGTAGCCGGTGATCAGGAAGTTGCCGGGCACCGAGGTGTTCGACCCGCCGATCGGCAGCTTGTACCAGAGCTGTCCCCACGTCACGGTGCGCAGCGGGATGCGCCCGTTGGCCACTGTGACCGAGGTGATCGAAGCGTCGCCCTGTACTGGGATGACGGTGCCGTTCGGAGGCATGTCGATCTGGAAGTACCCAGCGGTCGAGGAGGAGGCTCCGCGACCGGCACCCATGCCGACCATGAACCGCTTGCTCCAGGACAGGTTCATGTTGTCCCAGAAGATGTTGCCGCCGCCGTACATCATGTGCCGGACTGCGAGCTCGTAGCTCTGGGTCGGGGTGAGCGTCTTGTCACCGATGACCTGGATGGTGCCGTCCCCTTGCCGGACCTTGCCGACTCCGGACTCGGAGTAGAAGATCGCGGAGCCAGAGGCAGCCGCAGGCGCAGTGCTCACGTCCTTCAGTGCAGCCGAGCCAGCGACCGTCAGCTTGGCCGACGAGCTCGGGGCGGTGGTGCCAACGGCAACCTGACCAGTCCCTCGATCCGCGTACAGGGCGGTGGACTTGAAGGTGCCATCGTCGTTACGGGACGAGACTCGGAGGTTGCCGCCGTTGCCAGCGCCATCCTCAGCGACGTCGTCCTTCTGGAACGTCCACCGCTTGACGCCACCGACGTCGAAGCTGAACTGCCGGTAGGCACCAGCCGCACCGTCGATGCTGAAGTCGCCAGTGAACTTGCCGCCCGTGGTGGGCATCGCGCCCACGTCCGCAGCGGCCAAGGTGACGACGCCGGTCTTGGTGTTGATCGAGGTGACTCCACCCGGATCGCCCTTCGGTCCCTGTGGACCGGTAGCTCCGGTGTCACCCTTCGGTCCCTGTGGGCCAGTCGGACCAGCGGGTCCAGGGACGGTCGAGTCAGCGCCAGCCGGACCCGTGGGGCCGGTTGCGCCGGTAGCACCAGTCGAGCCCTTCGCGGCCAGCACGGTGTACTTGGTGACGTCGTTGTCCGGGGTGGTGGACGTGGACGTGTGTGCCGCTGTGACGCGGTACGACGAACCGCTGTAGGTGACAGCGTCGTTGACGACGTACGCCGTGCTGGCAGCCCAGGCACCACGCCAGGTGAGGCCAGCCGGACCGATGGGGCCAGTCGCGCCAGTCGGGCCGATCGGACCTTGCGAGCCGGTTGCGCCGGTAGCACCAGTCGAGCCTTGCGGACCGGTGGGACCAGTCGGGCCAGTGGGTCCAGCCGGTCCCTGCAAGCCTTGCGGTCCGGGAGCTCCGGTGAGGCCCGAGACTTCGGGAGCCGGAACTACGTTGAAGCCCATCAGGCAGTCACCTCCACTCCGCAGATGTGCACGCCGACCGTGGTCGAGCTGGCCTGGACGTCGATCGTGTTGCCCTCGGTCAGCACCTGGCTGATGTCGAGGGTGAAGATGCCGTTCGCCGGGACGGGTGTGTTCGGGACGATGGCGATGGAACCGAACCGGACCAGGACGGTTGCCGCCGTGGTGCCCGAGTTGGTCAGGACGATGTTCGTGACGATCGTCGTCGCGCCGGTAGGCACGGTGTAGACGACGGTCTGGGTGGTTGTCGCGTTGCTTCGGTTCAGTCGCTTGGGCGTGTTCGCCACTCGTTACCACACCCCCATGATGCGAAGTATCTGATCGTCTGTAGAGACGCCAGAACCACCGGAACTGTTGCGCTCCAACTGGCTCACGCGGTTCTCCGTGTTCTGCACTCGCTGCGCGTACGCGGCCTCAGCGTTGAAGCCGGTCGCGTCGCCGAGCTCGACACCGAGCAGGAAGCCATCAGAGGTGGCCTTCAGGATCATGCCGGTGACCGTGGAGGTGAGCTCCTGGTCGTTGACCACGACGGACACGGCGTCGCCCAGTCCCCAGTCGATGCCGAACTGCATCGCCGAGTCCTCCATCGGGACCGCCTGTACGGCGATCGAGGTGAAGCCTTCCTTGGCCAGAGTCTCCAGGCCGGACTGGTCGAGCTGTCCGTCATCGCTCTGGTCGCGCCGGTCCTCGAAGACCTCGATGCGACGACCCCAATCCGCTTCAGCGGCAAGGGACTCCGTCGTTGTGACGTCTCGGAAGGTCCGGTCTTCCTGCTCTCCCTGACCGGCCACGATGACGTGCGTCGCGGACGGGGGAGTGATGGCCACGCGCTGACCGGCGAGCGTGTTGTTCAGGACGTCGAGCCGGATCGTCTTGGTCCGGTCGGTGATCTGGTAGGTCTCGAAGACCAGGTTGCTGCCACGCTGCACGACTCGGAAGCCGAGGCCGTCCACGATGGCGATGTCAGTGAGCAGGTTGCCGAGCACCACGAACCGAGCGGACTTGCTCATGATCGTGCCGCGCCCGAGGTTGGTGCCCATGATGAGCCCAGCCTTGCGTCGAGCTGCCGGTGCACCCGGTCCGAGGTTCGCGTTCACGTAGGCGTGGAGCAGCGTCTCGGCGTTGCCGGTGCGGTCGTCGTGCGCCTTGGTCTGGGTGGTCGGGTTGACGTTGGTGGGGTCGGGGAACGCCAGGTAGTCGGACAGGATGCAGGTGTCGCTGATGCCCTCGAAGACCACGGAGCCTCCGGGATCTTCGGGCGTTGCAGCGAACTCGTTCTTCGTCGTGGGTCCGGACATCAGGATGTCGCTCGGGCCGGTGATGATGACGCCGGAACCTGGAGTCCGCAGGGCTGTGGTGAGCGGGTGCTCGACAGCCAGCGTGAGCTTCCAGGTTCCGACGTTGTTGAACTGGTCTTCCAGCTCCAACACCAGCTCCTCCGGTCGGATCACTCCGAGCCGGTTGAGCGCCTTGTCCCGGACCTCAACGGTGAGGTCGCGGAGCTTCACAGGTCAGATCACCATCCACTTCCGGGGTTGCCATGCGACCTCGATCTTCGAGGCTGACGTGGTGTTGAGCAGGCTTGCCGTGCAGGTGGAGATCCCAGGCTCGACGGCCCAGAAGCGCGGAGCGGGAGCGAGGAGGCTGTACTGGTTCGAGCCGTCCTCCCGCTTCACCGTGCCGTAGCGCGAGTCCACGATCAGCTTCTGCGTGGAGGTCAGAGAGCCCTTCCACCACAGCGTCTCGCCCGTAGGGGAGACCGCCTTGAAGTTGTCGCCGGGACCGTAGACGGTCCACTTGGGGTACGCCGGAACGTCGCCCGTGTTCTCCAGCGCGATGTCGCCGATTGCCTGAGAGGAGGCCACCGGCATGGACATGATGTTCGCCATGAAGGGCGAGGCCGTGGTGGCTCCGCCGATCTGCTGCGTGGTCGCGACCGAGGACGTCCAGTACGGGTCGCCAGCACGGAAGGTGATGACGGTCTGGACGTCCTTGTTGCCGATCGTGTTCTCGCCGTAGACGTACTCGCCGCCTCCGACTCGGACCACCTCGGTCGACCAGCTCGACCCGTCGTCCTCGACCATGCGCAGAGTGCACGGTCCGGCGATGAGCTTGGCCAGTCGAGAGAGGGTCTTCTTCAGTTGGTCGCGGTTCGCCGCGACGATGTCCAGCGGGATGTCAATGTCCCGCGCAAGGACGCGGGTGCGTCGGTACATCGCACCGTCACCCGCGCCTTCCAGCCACTGGACGGACACGGGGGGCAGGCCCAGACCGGTTACCCCAGTCGTGGCCTGCACCCCCTTGCCTTCGTCCTCGATCCCGTTGAGGGACAAGGAGTCCAGGGCGTTCTCCAAGAGGAGCTTCGCCATCGTTACCAGCCCACCATCCTTGCTCGGTTGGCGGCAGCGAACAGGTCTTCCTCCGCAGAGATGGACGAGCCCGGAGCCGCGTAGTAGTTGAGAACCTTGGTGACACCGCCTCCCGAGTTGTCGCCGAGAGCGGAGCCGACCGATGCCGAGACGGACTGTGCGGCCTTGATCTGACCCACCGTGGGGGGCTCGATGTCAGTGCCAGCAACGTCGGTCGCGATCTTCTGGATCGAGGCCAGGACGGTCTTCGCCTCGGACGTGACGCCCTTGGCCAGACCCTTCGAGACCCATGCACCGAGAGCCGCCATCACCCGCGAGGGGGAGTGGATGCCGAGCGCCTTCTTGATGGCCTTGACCATCGAGTCAGCGATCTTCAGCATCTGGTTCTCGATCGCGTTGGCCTGCTTCTCCAGACCCTTGACCAGACCCTCGGCCATGTGGATGCCGTTGTCGTACATGACTTCCGACGCGGTCTTGCCGACCTTGCCAGCGGCGTCCGCGAGCTGCTTCTCCAGGGCGTTGACCTGGTCGACACCCGCCTTGCCCGCGTTGGCCAGAGCCTCAGCCGCAGCCATGCCAGCCTCGGGTCCAGCCTGTGCGAGCTGGTCGAACATCTCCTGGTTCAGGCCCAGCTTCTTCAGCGTGCCGAGTACGGACGCGAAGTGCTTCGCCTGCTCCACCTGCATCTTCAGGCTGGCCACGATGTCCGTGAACCCGCCCTCGACCTTGGTGACGTCGGCAGCGTCGATGATCTTCTGGGCGATGTTCGAGGCGTAGTCCGCCTTCGCCGCCTTCAGATCCGCGAGCTTCTTCTGCGCGTCTTCGAGCTTGGCGTGCACCTTGTCCCACGACGAGAGCAGCGTGTTGAGCTGCTTCTGCTCAGCCTTCAGCTTGTTGGTGACAGCCTTGCTGAGCTTCGCCTTGCCGATCTGGTCAGTCAGCCCGTTCAGGGTCTTCTTGACGTTGTCGAACTGGGACTCCAGGCCCTTGATCAGACCCTTGATGATGACGACACCGGCGTTGTAGAGCAGCACCTTGTCCTTGGGCAGCGGACCCTTCCAGTCGGTCAGCTTCGAGGTGAGGCTGCCGAGCTTGGACTTGACCGCGCCGAACATGGAGCTGATGCCCGAGATCAGGCCCGAGATCAGGGCCTTGCCCGCACCGATCAGCGTCGAGCCCAGAGAGCCCAGCGCCGACTTCGCCTTGCCGGGGAGCGACTTGACGAGGGTGATCACCGACGAGATGCCGGTCGAGACAGCCGACTTCAGCGAGCTCCACGCGGAGGTGAAGACGCCCTTGACCGCAGACCAGCCGGACGAGAACAAGCCTCGCAGGCCGGACATGAGGGAGGAGCCGATGCCGCGCAACGATCCACCGAAGCCGGTGAACGCGCCCTTGATCATGTCCCACACGACGACCGCCGCCATGCGGATGCCACCCCAGGCTGCCTTCCAGAGGCCGGTGACCAGGGTCATGACCTTCTTGATGCCGCCGAGGATGCCGACGTCCAGGAACACCCGGAGAGCGCCAAGGATGATGTCCCAGACGCCGTGCACGATGTTCCACAGGCCGTGCCAGAACTTCGACCAGCCAGCACCGAGGGTGCTCCAGTTGCCGGTGAACAGTCCGACGATCAGACCCCACGCCATCTGGAGGATGCCGACGATGACATCCCAGACACCCTTGACGATTCCGACCAGACCCTCGAAGACTTCCGCCACCGCGTTGACCGCGTCGACCAGCGTCATCGCCAGGAGCTGCACGATGAAGCCGATGACCGGAGCCAGGATCGGCATCAGGAAGTTGACCACCGCGAGGAGCGCCTGGAGCACCGGCATGATCGCCGTGACCAGTCGCTCGAACGCCTGCTGGAGAGGCGGCAGGCAGGTCGTGATGATGTTCTGGATGATCGGGATCAGCGGCATCAGAACGGCGTTCAGGATCTGGAGCAGGATCGCGATCAGCGGGGTAGCCGCCTTGACGATCGCGCCGAGGAACTGACCGACGACCGGGAGGATCGGAGCCAGGCCCGTGAGCAGCGCCTGCACCAGGGGCATGACCGCCTGGAGGATGGTGCCGAACAGAGCAGCGATCGGAGGCAGGAGCGCACCGATCATCTGGAACGCCGAGCCCAGCATCTGCCCCACGATCGGGACGAGCTGCATGAAGATCGGCGTGAGCTGCTGGACTGCGCCGAGCAGAGCGCCCGAGAGCAGGGTGACCAGCGGCTGGATCAGCGGCACCAGAGTGGTGAACGCCTTGGCCAGCGGAGTCAGCACCGCAGCGATGAGCGGACCGAAGGCCGCGAGCATCGTGCCGCCGAGCTTCAGGATCGCGCCGATCGCCTGGCCGAGCGGAGCCATCGCGGGAGCGAGGGCCTTGACCGCAACCAGGATGCCGTCGAACACGGCCTTCAGACCGTCCGTCACAGCAGGCTGCGCCAGGGCCGAAGCCACCGCACTCAGCGCCGTGCCGATGATCGTGCCGACCTGCGGCAGGACAGTCGTCAGGAGCTTGCCCAGCGAGCTGAACAACTTCTCGACTGCCGGACCAGACGTGGTGGCGATCGTGTTCATGGCGGTGTGAGCCGCCTTCAGCACGTTGACCAGGCCGTTCTGGAAGCCGTCGCTGTTGACCGCCTTGTTGATGCGCTCCAGCGTGTCGCCCAGCATCTTCAGCGAGGAGCCGCCCGCCTGGTCAGCCGCGCCAGCGATCCCCGCGAGGATGCCGCCAGCCTGCTTCAGGACGTTGCCGAGCTCCTTGATCCGAGTGATCGCGGTGTCGATCCACTTGGTGAGGTTGCCGTTGTCGTTGTTCTTGGTCAGCCAGTTGGAGAACTGGACGTTCAGCTTCTCGAAGAAGCTGGCCAGTCGCGGCAGGTAGCCAGCACCGACCGAGCCAAGGATGGCGATCGAGTTCGCCATGTCGTCCGTACCGCCAGTGGCGATCTTGATGGACGAGTTGAAGTCCTTGAACATCGAGCCGAGGATCGGCCCGAGCTTGCTGTTGAGCGCCCCGGCGAACTTGCCGAAGAAGGTGCCCAGGAGAGTCGAGCTCGCCTGGATGTTGGTGGAGAACTTGGGGAGCAGGTTGTCGATCAGATCCTGGAACGGGGCCTTGGCCTGCGCCCAGAAGTTCGCGGAGATCCCGTCCTGCATCTTGGCGAGAGCGCCCTTGACCTGCGGGAAGATCTTGTTGAAGTCCTTGAACGCCGCGATGGACGCGCCGATGCCGACTGCCAGGCCACCGAAGATGCCAGGCAGAGCAAGGGCTGCGGGTCCGATCTGCGCCAGGCTCTGTGCCAGGGCGAACATGTTCGAGCCAGCGGTGAGCAGCCAGGCCGACAGACCGGCGACAGCCGTAGCCATCGTGCCGATGATCGGGATGTTCTTGTCGAGGTTCTTCAGGGTGTTGCCCAGGAACTCGAACATCTCGCCGATGACTCGCCCACCAGACAGCGCCTTCAGCGCCGTCATCGCGGCACCCGCAGCGGTCATGCTGACCTTCGGCACCAGGTTGACGATCCGGTCGCGAGACAGGACCGCGAGCTGAGCGACCGCAGCGTACTTGCCGGTCTTGCTCACCTCGACCTGGATCTGGCCCTTGATGTTGTCGACCTTGTCCTTCAGGTCCTTGATCTGGTGCTCGACCTCGCGCTTGTCACGCTCGGACATCTCGGGGGTGATCGTCGCCTTCAGGTCGCTGATCTGCATCAGCGCCCGCTCGATGTCCCGCTTGGCCTTGGCCACTGCGGAGGCGTCGAGATCCGGCTTGATCTTCAGCTCGCCGAGCTGCTTCTGGATCTTCGTCTGGAGGGCACGGAAGTCGGCGTTGTCGAACGCCAGCTTGATGTCCGCCTCGCGCTGCATCACGTTCATGAGGTCGGAGCGCGCAGCGTTCAGCGAGTCACGGTCGAGCTTGACCTTCAGGTCGACCTCGTCCATCGCGGCGATCTGCGCCTCGATGGAAGCCAGTGCCTTCTGCACCGAGCCCATCGAGCTGCGGTCCACCTTCAGGTCGAGGGTGGCGACCTTGTCGAGCTGTTCCTTCAGAAGCTGTTCAGCGGCAGTGAGATCGGAGCGGTTCACACCGACGCTGATCTCGGTCTCGTCCAGTCGCTTCAGTTGTGCCTGGACCTGCTTGATCGCCGCCTGGAGCGACGACTGGTCATCGAGGTTGACCCGGACCTTGATGTCCTTCAGTGCAGCCTCAGCGCGCTTGCGCGCGTCCTTGGCCTCACGCACCAGCTCGGAGGTATCAGCCCCGATCTGAGCGTCGAGTCGGAGCTCCTTCTCGATCTTCTTCAGCTCGCGCTTCAAGGTGTCCTTGAAGTCTGAGGTGTCAGGGAGAACCTTGATCGAGATCCGCCCGACCTCGGTTCCTCCGGGACTGGCCATGCGGTTACCTCCGAGGTGAGAACTTCTTGTAGAGGTCGCGGACCGAGGTGATCTTCTTCTCGGCCTTCGCCTTCTTGGTCTTCGGGCGTGGGTACTCGGGGATCTTGGGAGCGCCCTTCTTGCCCCACTGACCAGTCGCCCTGGTGTTCTGGTTGAGCGCGTCGTAGAGGTCGGCTGTCATGTGGCGATCGACGCCCCAGCCGAAGTGCTCACGACCGCCCGACGCGAGGGCCATCGTGAGAGATGTGTCCGGCAGCCTCTGCACCAGCAAGAGGACGAGAGACGGCGAAGGCCCCCGACCCGCGATCACGTCAGCAAGGTCGATGCCGAAGTGGAACCGCAGGTCGGGGTAGATGCCTTCGCCGTAGTCGTCTACGAGCCGGGCGAGGCTCAGGCTTCCCCCGCCTGAGTGCCCTTGCCGTAGGACTCGAAGATCTGGGCCAGCACAGCGAGGTCCCCGCCGACCGCAGCGAGCAGCTTGTCAGCCGCCTTGTCGCTCTCGGCGACCAGCTTGATCGCGTCAGCGAGCACCTGCTCCTGGTCGACGTCTTCGCCGTCGAGCTTGCTCTGGATGTTGATCAGCTCCGTGCGCTTCTCCTTCGGGAGGCGAAGCGGGTTGAGCAGGCGGCAGACGTCGTCGCCGAAGGTGATGTCAGTGGAACCGTACTTGGCCTCAGCGGCAGAACGGATGTCATCGAGAGAGAAGCTGGACATGGGGTTGCGGACCTCCTGTGTTGGATGGGAACTACGGGATGCGGACCTGGGGTTGGGGCTCCGGGTGGAGCCCCGGTGTGCAAGCGGGTCCGCACTCACTTGCACACCGGGGTGTTACTGGGTGAGCTCAGCTCACGGGGTGACCGGGGCCTCCGGGACAGCGCCGAGCGGCGTGACCGAGTAGGTCCAGGTGTTGGTGCCGCTGGCCACCGGCTTGACGCCGAGGGGCAGACCGGCCAGCGACTCGGTGTCCGCGAGGGACAGGTCGTCGGCACGGTAGATCTCGGCCTTCGGGGCGTAGAAGGCGAAGTGGTTGTCGCCGTCCACGAAGATCGCGAGGAACGCAGCCACGGTGGGCTCCGGGTCGGTCGGGACACCGACGCTGCCGTCCGGCAGGATCGGGGCGTTCGCGCCGTAGTAGAGCTTCAGGCCAGCCTCATCGAACTGCTGGAGCGTGAAGGTCATGGTCTCGGTCCGGGCGCTGTACTTGGTGCGCAGCGACTTGTTCTGGAGCGAGCCGATGACGGTGGCCTCGCCACCCTCGGACGAGATGCTGAAGATGTCCTCCAGCGAGGTGTGGCCGACGTTCTCCCACGGGGTGTTCGGGGACAGGAGGTCGGCCGGGATGTCGGTACCGACCGGGGCGGTCAGGTAGTTACCGGAACCGATGACGAGAGTTGCGTCGTCGTTCAGAGGCACTGTGTGTACTCCTTGCTCAGGGGGTCAGGTTGGGGTAGGGCCGGGTGCGTGGCTTGCGGATGCTGATCTGGTAGATCGACTCGTAGCGCCACACACCCGTAGGGAGGTCGGCGTACTGGACAGGCCCTGCGGCTGTTGCCCAGTCCGTGACCCGCCGAGGTGCGGAGGTGAGGTCCACCCGAGTCAGGTGGCCTCGTCCGGGGACGACCTTCTGGCTGAGCCAGGCGTCGCGGAGGACTACGCGCACGGCCTCGGAGAGGATCGCCGCGTCCTCGTCACCGTCTGGGTCAGGGCAGAACGTGTGGATCGTGATCTGCGCTGAGTCGGTGAAGCGTGTGTCTGCGCCCCACTGCCCGAAGGTGGGGGCGCGTCGAACGAGGACCAGAGGGAACGTCTGGTGTGCCGCGATGAGCGACTTCACCTGCATCCCCGGTAGGCCCTCGCGAAGGATGGCGAGCAGGAGGTCTTCGACCGGACTGAGCTCAGCCATCGCCTTGATCTCGGGAGGGAGCCCGGCCATCAGAGCTTCACCTTGCCCTTGCGCTTCTTGGGCAGGTTCGAGGCTTGGGCCAGGATGTAGAGGCCGTCCATCGCGCCCCAGGTGACCTCGACGTCGTTGCCGTGCTTGTCCTTCACGGTCTTGCTGCCAGCCGCTCGTCCGTACTCGATGGACATCGCGGCCTTCTGGCCACGGTCATCGTTGAGCACCACGTAGCGGTCGACTGCACCGCGCTCGATGTCGATCTCGGAGTGCGCGTCGAGGCTGTCGTCGTAGTCCTGGTGGAGCTGAAGCGCAGCCTCAGCCTTGACGGCGACCTCGAAGGTCGTGTCGTCCAGGGCGGCAGCGACGCCCTTCATCTGGCCGAGGAACTTCTCCAGCTCCTTGCCGCCGATGTTGTCGTAGACCCTTGCCACGTCACGTCCTCTCTCGGATGTCGATCGACCAGTGCCGGGACTTCCGAGGGCCGTGGTGGTACGCGGGCGGTGTGACGATGTCCCACTGCTTGCCCATGTACTCGACGCGCGACCAGAGGGTCACGTCTTCCAGGTCGGCGGCGACGATCATCCGAGTCACGTTGATGAGCTGCTGACCGGGGACCTCAGCCTTGGCCGAGCGCTGCGGGATGAACGCAGCTCGCACTTCATGCGGTCCGTCAGCCGTCGCTCGGACGACGTCGTTGCCTCGCCGGTCAGTCTCGATCCGGGTCTTCCAGATGCGCGCCGTCTGGCCGCGCCTGCGCTGCATGCTCACCAGGGACTCACCGCATCCCCGTACATCGGGAAGGTGTCGCCGCCGTAGTCGACGGGGACTCGGCCTCCGTCATCGCGGTGTCGCAGCTTGGTCTTGTACGCGGTCAGCGGCACCGAGTAGATGCCGGGCTGCTTGCCAGCCAGCGACCGCAGGAGCTTGATCTCCTCGTCGGCGAAGTAGACGGTGCCAGCGTTCTCGCCAGCCGCGTCGTTCCACGCCAGGGTCTCGTCGCCCGCACGGGACTGCGTGTAGCCGTCCGGGTTCTTCATGTACCGCTGTGCGGCCTTCAGGACCAGGGTCCGAACCAGGCGAGGCGCTGTGTCCTCGGGCCACTCTCTGCCGTAGTGGGCAGCGAGGTCCGACGCATCTTCCAGCGCGCCGCCTGCGATCCGCTCCTCGTCCTCGTCAAGCTCCCAGTCGAGGCGAGCCTTCAGGTCTTCCATCGTGGCGTAGGCCATCGGTTACTCCTTCGAGGACGGGCGGAGGGGGCCAGCTCGATGTGAGCCAGCCCCCTCCTCAGTCAGATCAGGCAGCCGGGTCGGCCACGATCGGACGCTCGGTCAGACCGGTGATGGTCTGGAGCTCCGAGCCCACAGCCGGGTACGCCGAGGTGCCACCGAGGGTGAGCTTGATGCCACGGACGAAGTGCTCGCCCGTGCTCACGACCTCACGGTTGTTGGCCTCGTCCCAGCCGAGCAGGACGTCGGTCACCGCGCGGAAGCCCGCGTAGGTGTTGACGACGGAACGGTCCTGCATGTACGTCGGGTCGTAGTCGCGGACCCAGCGAAGGGCGATGCCCTCGAAGGACTGCGTCGCGCCGTAGGGCACCGACTGCGGGACAGCCGGGGCACCCGACAGGAAGACGAACGCGGAGCCAGCGAAGGCGAACGCGGCGTCGGACGGGATGGTCTGGTCGACCACGATCTTGAAGCCGAAGCGGTTCGTGATCGTCGCGGTGTGCAGCGCGGACTCGGCCTCGCTGTCGCCGACGTTCTGGGCCAGGTTCAGCTTCTCGTCCGAGAGCAGGGCGCTCTCGAAGTCCGAGCCGACGAGCAGGTAGCGCTGGTCGTCCGGGACGTTGAGCTTGTTCAGGACCCGACGCGCCTCGATGATCGCGCCGCGCAGGTTCGCCTCAGCGCCACCGATGGTGACGGCGTAGTCCTGCGAGAGCAGGGTGGAGACGGCCCGACGCTGGAGACCACGGCCAACGGCCTTGACCTGCGGACGGAGCAGCTTGCCCCAGTCGTCCAGGTCGAAGTCGTTCTGCTCGTCGGTCACCTTGACGGCGGAGTAGACGTTCCCGCCGAACGTGACGGCGATCTTCCGCTCCTTGTACTCATCGAAGACGATGGGCGCGGAGCGGTCGTTGCGGAAGGCGTAGTCGTGGAACGGCAGGACGCCCTCGACCTTGACGGAG